TACGCTGCCAAAGGAGTGAATCAGCAGATTGATAAGCTCATCAGAATATGGAGAAATGACACTGTAGAGGTTAACTTCTATGTGATTTTAGAAGATAAAAAGCAATACAGAGTTGATGCTGTCCAGCATCTCTATGATGACGATGGCTTAAAGGTCACTGATCTAACACTTAGCAGATTGGAGAAATTCTATGATGTTGCTGAAAACGAGGATGGAGACACTAGCGGATGAGTTCTCAAAGCTATCTGATCAGGTCTTTCACTATTGGAGGCCAAGGCCGGACGGAGTTAATCAGTACATCATATGGGCTGAAGATCAGGAAGCAAATTCCTTAGAAGCGGACAATCATAAGCAGGAGCAAGGCATTCATGGAACGATTGATCTGTTTACTGTTTATGAATTTGATCCTCTAGCGGACAGCATACAAGAGAGCCTTAATGCTCTTGAAAATCTGTCCTGGAGACTCAATTCTGTCCAACACGAAGAGGAAACAGGGCTCATCCATCATGAGTGGGAGTGGTATTTAAGATAATGGCAAAGCTGACTGTAGGTAACGGACTAACTGAATACATTGCACAGCTCCAAAAAGTTGCTGACGTTGATGCATATCTGGGGAAAGCTGTCTATGAAGGCGCTTCTGTAGTAAATAAAGCAGTAGAATCAGCCCTTCAAGCACTTCCTGTTGATGATTCTTATGGGAATAAGAGTCAGAAAAGGAACGGACTAAGAACTATTGAAAAAGAAGGCCTCATCAGAAGCTATGGTGTCGCATCGATGCAGAAGGATAATGGCTATTGGAACGTCAAGCTCGGCTTTGATGGTTATAATAAACTCGGAAAAGCTAATGCGATGATAGCCAGGAGCGTGATCTCGGGAACAAGCTTCATGCAGAAGAATGATTTCATGGGAAAAGCTGTCAGAAGTTCAAAATCCGCAGCAGAAGAGGCTATGCGAATAAAAATTGATACAGAAATAGCAAACATTATGAAATGAGCATCCGCAAGGGTGCTTTTTTTATGCAATGAAAGGAGAAAATCATGAAGATGAAAATGAATCTTCAGTTTTTTGCAGCTGGAAGAGTCTGCACAGGTTTTTCTAAGCCTTGGGTTGCTAAATATAGCAACGTAGGCACAACTGTCACTTATTCAAGTGCTCAGCAGCTGGCTAGAGGTGTAAACGTTAATCTGCAGCCTGAAAGCTCAGAAGATAACAACTTCTACGCTGACAACGTGGTTGCAGAATCAGGCGCAGGCGAATTCATAGGTGGAACTGTAGAGCTTGAAGTTGATGGTCTCTTCAGAGCCACTGAGAATCTGATTTTTGGAAATACAGACTCAGACGATGAAGATTGGGTTGCTGATGGCAATTCAAACAATGCTCCATTCATGGGCATCGGCTTCGTTGTTAGATGGATGAGCGATGGTGTTACTACATATCAGCCTGTGATCTTATCAAAGACAAAGTTCTCTATTCCTGAAGAGGAAAGAGCAACACAGGAAGATGAGATCGATTGGCAGACTACAACTCTGGTTGCAACTCTGATGCGTGACGATACCACAGCCGCAGCTTGGAGATACAGAGGTAAGAGCTTTTCAACAGAGGGCGAAGCTGAAGAAACAATCAAGAGCTTTTTTGGGGCAACAATATCAGCATGATTTTTCGTGAGGGCGAAAAGGAAAGGCGGATCAAATGATAATTCATGGGAAAGAAAGAGGCTTCAAGCTTACAGTTGGAGCTTCAAGCAAGATTTCAAAACTTTGTCCTGGTAAGGACATCAAAAACATTGGAAAACTGTTCAAGGATATTGATACAGCCACCATGATCGACTACATAGCTGAGATCTGTTCAGTACTTAGTGAAGGCTATGAGAATTCAAAAAAATATGAAGAGCCTGGATATGTTCCTGACATCCTCTCTGCAGATGAAGTCATGACATTAGGAATTGATGAGATCAGTGAGCTTCAGGACGAGATGATGACCACTATCGAGAAAGATATGGGAACAACTATCAAGACTGAGCCTGTTAAATCAGGAAAAAAAACAGGAAAAAAGTAAAAATCGAACTAAATGAGACCTGGATAATATTCTATGGCCATCTTTTGAATATGACTTCACTTGAAGTCATCAATACACGATACGGAGAAATGCTGGACATGATCAATTGCTTTGCAATATACAAAGGCGGTGCTCGTCCAGCAAAAAAGAAACTGACATTTGAGGAAGCGATTGAATTGGACTAAGTTGAGGTAATGATATGGCTGTAAACATAGGGCCCAAGATTGGCATAGACGGCGAGGCCGAGTATAGAAAGCAAATTTCAGCGATTACAAAAGAAACAAAGCTTCTCAATTCTCAAATGAAAGCTCTCAGCTCAGGCTTTGATTCTAATGGTAAGAGCCTTAAGCAGAATGCAGAGCAGCATAAGATCCTGACTGAACAAATCAAGAATCAGGAGTCCAAAGTCGAAGCAGCTAAGAATATGGTTGCCAAGGCCACAACTGCCTATGAAAAAAATAAGAAGCAGCTTGAGCTTGCAAAGGCAGCTTATGGAGAGAATTCAACAGAAGTGCAGAACTTCGAAAAGGCTGTTGAATCAAATTCTCAGAAGATACAGAAATATCAGACTGATCTTAACAATGCTACAGCTGATTTGAATAAGCTTAAGAGCCAGCTTGATCAGTTGCCATCATCTCTTGACCTGGTTGCTCAGAAGTTTGAAGCAATGGGCAAGAAAATGGAGTCTATCGGCTCGGCCATGACAAGTATTGGAACGAAACTGACATCAACTGTCACTACTGGAATAGTTGGAGCATTTACAGCAGCTGTTAAGACAACAGGGGACTTTGATGAAGCTATGAGTAAGGTTCAAGCCGTTTCAGGGGCGACTGCAAGCGACTTGGAATTATTGCGAGATAAAGCTAAAGAGATGGGAGAATCCACTAAATTCTCAGCATCAGAATCTGCAGAAGCTCTTAATTATATGGCAATGGCAGGCTGGAAAACTGATGATATGCTCAACGGTCTTGAAGGTATTATGAACCTTGCAGCAGCATCAGGAGAAGAGCTTGGAACTACCTCGGATATTGTAACGGACGCTCTTACTGCTTTTGGAATGAGCGCTGATGAGTCGGCACATTTTGCGGATATTCTAGCGGCAGCAGCTAGTAATTCAAATACAAATGTATCGATGATGGGAGAGTCCTTTAAATATGCTGCACCTGTAGCAGGAGCGTTAGGCTATACTGCTGAGGATGTAGCGGTTGCTCTTGGCCTTATGGCAAATGCTGGAATTAAAGCAGACCAGGCTGGAACATCGCTAAGAAATATGTTTAACAGAATGGCTAAGCCTACCAAAGAGTCAGCAGCAGCCATGGATAGACTGGGCATTGAGTTATACGATGGCGAAGGAGAAATGTTTACTTTCAGAGAAATCATGGATCAGCTCAGAGCATCCATGTCTGAGATTAATATGCCATTAGAAGATTATAATGCAGCTTTAGATGAGTTAGATGCACAACTCGCAGATGGAACGCTTACTCAAAAGAAGTATGATGCAGCGTTGGAAGAACTTAATTTACAAGCTTTTGGCGCTGTAGGCGCAGAAAAGGCAAGAGCGGCTGCAATGCTAGGTGGAACTAGAGCAATGTCAGGACTTCTTGCAATATCAAATGCAACTGAGGAAGATTATGAAAAGCTTACCTCAGCCATTGATAATTCGTCACAATCTTTTGCAAAGCTTGCTGATGGTTCAGTTGTTCCACTAAGTCAGGCACTTGCTGATGGCTCTGAAATTATAGAAACTTATAATGGATCTGCTGAAGCAATGTCAAATACGATGTTAGATAATCTCCCAGGACAATTGACTATTCTTAAGTCACAAATTGAGGGAATAGCTATCTCATTTGGAGAAATATTGATGCCTAAAGTCAGAGAAGTTGTCTCTAAAGTGCAAGAGCTTGCGGACAAGATTAAGCAGCTATCGCCTGAACAAAAGGAACAAATATTGAAAATTGCGGCCATAGCTGCTGCAATTGGTCCACTTCTCCTTGCAGGCGGAAAACTTATTTCTGGTATAGGTAAGATAATGACATTTGCTCCGCAAATAGCATCAGCTTTACAGGGAGTAAGCACTTTGTTTGGCGGATTCTCGACTTCGCTCATTGGAGCACTTGCCCCGATTACAGCTATTGTTGCAGTCATCGGAGTCTTAGTTGCAGCATTCATGAATTTATGGAATAACAATGAGGCCTTCCGGACAAATATGATTGCAACCTGGGAAAGCATCAAGGCATCTTTTGCAGGATTTATCGAACAGATACAAGAGAGGCTTCCGGCAATTCAGGAAGCCTTCACAAACTTTATTGAATTCGTGAGACCACTCTGGGAAGCGTTCTGCCAGGTCCTTGCACCGATGTTTGAAGGCGCTTTTTCGATGGTCGCAACTGTCCTGCAGACTGTCTTTAATTTGATCATATCTGTGATCGATATGCTGCTTGGAATATTCACGATGGATAAAGAGCTGTTCATGACAGGTCTCACTGAGTTTTTGACAGCAATCGTGACATTCCTTACAACGATGCTTAACTTGATCTGGACTACAATTTTAAATGTAATAAATGTGATTTTAAGCTTCTTTGGAACAAGCCTTCAGACGCTTAAAACGAATATCACAACAGCATTTACGAATATCGTCACAACAGTTCAAGAAAAAATTACAGAGTTTAGAGACTTGATTTTTGAAAAGGTCGGAGAAGTAGTCGATTATATTGCAGAGCTTCCTGGCAAGTTCCTGCAATGGGGAACTGATATGATCAACAACTTAGTTGCTGGAATCATGTCCGGAATCGATGCTGTTGGCACAGCTGTTCAGTCTGTAGCTGATAAGATTTCAAGCTTCCTGCATTTTTCAGAGCCCGATGTCGGTCCTTTGGCCAACTTTAATAGTTGGATGCCTGACATGATGAAGCAGATGGCTGATCAGATCGAAGCTGGAAGATTGCAGGTCCAGCTTGCAGCTTCTCACGTTGCTGCAGATATTGCTGCACCAATGGAGACAGCTCAAAACTTTACTTTAAATAATTCATTCACGTTCAATGGCGGATATACAGAAGCAGAAGGACGTGAAATAGCAAGAAGAATCAACAGAGAGCTTGGCTCTCTATATATCTAAAAGGAGCATGAGATGAGGAAATTCTACCTGCTTAATGGAAACGGAGAAAAATTTGATCTGATGTCATCAAGCGGATTTTTTCATGCTCCTGATGGCCTTGGAACAGCCAAGACTCAAAGCTTTTTGAGAACAGGCGATTTTTTCAAAAGAACAGAAAATTATGAATCACAAAAATCTCCATCTGGAGAGATGATCTTTAGAAATTATGAGGATTATCACACTTTTGCAATGTTCATTCAAACAGAGCCACTGACTCTTGTATATATTCCAATTGATACAGAATACAGGCTCAACTGCTATATTTCAAGATTTGATAAATCTGAAATAAGTCATGAAAACAACAGGCTGATCTGTCCGATCACGTTCGCAGGAACTTCCAAATGGTATAACCTGCGATCAGTTATCACTTCGAAGCCTCTAGGAGATAATGCCAAAAAATATCCTTATACTTATGATTATACTTATTTTGATTCATTATCAGGAATTCTTGAGGGTTACAACAATAGTCCAAACGATATCCCTTGCGTGTTATATATCAGAGGATATTGCCTCAATCCATCCTGGACGCTTTCAAAAAATAATGAACAAATTGCGGCAGGATCAGTCGAGGCTGAGATTAGTGACGGAGAGCAGCTTATTATTAATTCACGCGATGATAATCTTGAGATTGCTAAATATACAATTCAAAACACATATTTAGAAAATCTCTATCAAGATGCTGCCATTGATCAGGAGAATTTTTTATATATTCCGCCTGGACATTTCAAAATTACAATCCAAGAGGAATCTCTGAGCGATATCACAGCATATTTGGAGCTATTAGAAGAATATGATACGGTATAGAGCTGAAATTTATGATAAAAATTTTAATTTCAAATCGTTTGGAGCAATCGCAGAAAAAGACATCAAGATTGATTACTTAACAGAACAGACAAGCACATTCACGATCCCAGAGATCGTTGATGCTTCAATAAGTGACTATGTTTGCCTTCGCCAAAACGGAAAAATCTACTTGCATGGCATCGTCTCATCAGTAGAATATGACGAGCACCTGACGAAGATATCCTTCATTCACTTCATGAGTTGCTTGAATGTCGATTTAATGATCAATCCTGATGACTTTGAAACTACTTCTGTTGAAGCCTGGTTCTGTGAGAAGCTCCTTGCATTATATCAAGGAGATGATTCATATCAGAATATTCTAGGCTTTAGTTGCAGTTATTCCAGCGAAACGATGATTCTTTATCAAAGGCAATCCGAACCTGCAGAAGATGGAACTACAACTCTTGAAACGCTAAATCTTTTCACTTTTGCTCAAGAGCTCCTGCAGAAATACGGAATCATCTTCACATGGTCGGTTGACTTCGTGAATAAGGCTGTCAGCTGCGTGATTTCAACGATTGACACTTCAAGCGTCTGGAATTTAAAACTTGGAATAGCGGACACTCCTGATTTTTCGATTGACATTCACACTATTGAAGGCAACTTCAATAAGATTAAATATTACAACGAAGCTGATGTGACAGACACTGTGACATATTATCTTCACAGTGATGGCCAAATAGACACAGATGATTCAGCAAATAGGCTTGTTCCGGTTACTTATACGGAAAAAACTGCTCAAGCTGATGACACAGAAGGAGCTGAAAAGACATTTGCTGAAGTAGCGCTTCAAGATGCCCAGGCATCAATGATTAATACAGACTACAATCATGAAAT